AGCATTGAATCTTTCCTGCTCGGACAATTCCGGCTCGATAGGCGGGAAAAGCTCTTGTTTTTCCTCTTCTGTCAATAGTACAGCATTTCCATCCAGCAGTCTGTAATTGTATCTTCCCTGCTCATCCATCAATCCAGATTCCAGATAATTCCCTTGTGCGTGAGTAAAGCGATCCCCTTCGCCTTCATCGATCAATGCATATCCATCTATGCTTTCCATGAATATCTCACTATTAACTTCTGTTATCAAAGAATCAGAATCAACCTTAACGTATACTTTTACCACATCGATACCTCCTTAATAGATTTCTGCGTCTGCCCAATACTCTCGACCATACACCCTCAACATTCCAGCTGCAGAAGCACTAAAGCTAAAACGCACTCGATTTGTAAAACTTGCATGTGTGATCTTCTCACTTGTTATATTGGTCAGTGTCCCTGCCGCTTTTAACGTCAATGTTGGATCTATTCGCATGTCAACTGGAATCGACATCATATTAGAGAATGAATTTGATGCTGCGTTCATCGTGTAATCAACATATATGTATCTACCATATCTTTGGCAAAGCATAAGTTCCTCTGCATATGGTCTTGGGACAAGCGGTGTCGCAATCTCTCCAAGCTCTAATTTTACATAATCTATATATACGTCTGAGGTTATACCCGGTGAAGAGAATATTATCTGCAAAGATTTGACATCATCGAAATCTGCATCACTCACTACATCGAAGGTCATCTTCATGATCGTATATTTGTTTGCTGAAATCGTGTGTGTCTTTCTCGCTAGCGATACAGATGGTTTATCACTCGAATTATACAAGATCGTTGCTGATGTGCTGATCTCTTGTACATTGCTCGATATTATTTTCACGCTCAATGTCAATTTCTTTCCTAAGATCTTACGTATAATAGAATTATTCAATTCTACATGTTGAAATATCAAAAACTTACATTCACCAGCGGTTGATGAAATTTCCATCCTTCTACTACTATTAGTTATAGTATATGGCACATATCCATCAGAAGCATTCATATAAGCAATCCATCTGTCTGCTGTATACATCCTATTGCTAGTTATATTAAATTCATTTCCTTTTTGCCACACTTGAAAATCACCATTGATTAACAGATTGGGATTGCCGATCTGCAATAAATTATCGTATAGTTCTTTACCCTTTGGTGCAGATAATGCGTATGTAGGGTCTTCGGTCGTGAAATCATCTGCGATATTTACCGTTCCCGGGTTCCCTTGCGGTCCCTGTGGTCCTTGTGGTCCTGCAGGACCGGTTTTCCCTGTGTCTCCTTTAGGCCCCTTGAAATTTCCAACTAAAACTTTAGCCATACATGCCCCTCCTTATCCTGGTATATCCATGTAGATATTACCATTCTCATCTACTTCAAATGTCGGTGGTGCTGCAGAATCCGCATAATAACAATACAGATTTCCGGCCGCATCTCCAACAAATGTGAACACGCCATTCGCCGGTGTTATCACACCGCTATCACCACGTTCCCCTTTTTCTCCTTTTTCGCCAGGTATCCCCTGTATCCCTTGCGGACCTCTTGGCCCGATGAATTCCCCTGTATCCAATGCATTCTGAATATATGCTATCTGTTCTTTTTGCTTCTCGATCAGTTCAGACGCCGGTGTTTCAAATTCCGTATCCATATACTGCTTCACGAAGTCTGCAACTACCTTCTGCCATTTATCTTTGCTCGGAAGTATGACAGTTCCATTCGGTGCCGGTGTACAGCGTGCTGTTATTTGTTGCGTAACTTCGATATGAGCAGCATCCTTTGGATCTGTCATTTCTATCGCGATAAAGATGATTCCATCCTGTCCGAATGCTTCCGCAGGTATCTTGAATACTTTATTGCTATATCTCGCAATCGCCACAGAGTACACGCCATTCTTTTTATACCATCCGATTTTCGGTACGATGATATAGTCTTCGTATGCGTCCGTATCATTGATATACTGTACCGGCACATCTGCCGAGCCCTGCGCCGGGATGATTGCCGCATCTAATGTCAATGTCAAGCCTTTCCGTGTCACTTTGATCATCACTCTGCCTCCTTTCATCAGATGTCATAATTCATATCGATCAGTTTACCTTTTGTTTTCATAGTCACACCTAAAAGAGAGTTTATACGGATGTGATTGTCTTCATTAAGATTCAATAATATATCGTCCTTGGTTATAGAAATCGATGGTCTTGATAACAAGTTGGTATTGTTGTTGAAAATACCAATCCTTATCTGATCATCACTTAATGTGATTACTGTATCTCCTTTTTCTCCAAGCGTTATTTGACTGAACCTTCCTGCTTCATAACTCAAATGTAGATTATGCCCGATATAAGCATCATACTCTGTTGTAAGTTTACCCTTGAATGTCCCCGATTCCATCGTTACATTTTTCATGACTGCATCAGCGCATCTCATGATTCCGTCTTTAGCAACTGAAAAATTATTTCCTATCTCTCTCGTTCCTCCGATGATCTTGCTGCCATTTATGGCAGCGCCTGATATCGTTCCCGCAAAGCTTCCATCCTTCATTCGTAATTCTCCGGTATCCAGATTCAAATAAAATTTTCCATTCCTGTCTGTCAGTATACCGGTGATCACATAGTCCGCATTGATCGCTTCAAAATCTATCGCCGTTCCCCATTTCCAGTCCGTATCCGCCTCATTGCGTTTTTTAGCGATCTGTATGCCTTGTGTGCCTATACAGAGCGCTCCATATGTAGGAGATGATTTATCGATATCTTCGAATAGGATCGCACGTACATCCTGCCTTTTGGCGATGTCCTTTTGAGCCTTTAGCGATGTCATCATGAGATTTACGACACCGGCAATACGCTGCGCCATGATCGTGTTGCTCACTTTATCGTATATGGTATCTACGATATGCTGCGTTTTCGATAATCTATCAAAATAATCTTCTTTATGATCACCCAACGTAAGAGATGTTACGCTATTGGTTATCCCGTCGTATACTAATTCAATGACACGAGGTGTCGTTTCGATTTTTAACCTACGATGGGATACATGTACCGTATCTCCAAGCGATACTCTCACTAATTCACTATATTCCTTATATAAGTCCGTTTTGGATAAATCTACCATCCGAACGTTGTATGTGATGATCGGCATATCTACTTTATTGATCGTATACTCACGTTTCGCTCGCTCTCGCAGCTTTTGATAGAGGATCGCTTTTGTATCGCATATCGTGATGCCGTTTTCTTCGTCCCCTTCCTGGGCATCCTCTTTCAACTTGATATCAGTATACTCAAATACCACCGGCGGAAATCTTCGTGGCTCATACTTTTCTATATTCGGCGAATCGACCGTTTCATTGTTAGGCAGCATATGACCGTTGTATGCCTTTGGGCGTATTCTGGTAACCACTTCCGACATATCGACTTTTTCTTCAACGCCCGTTAGGTTGAACCCGAATTCAGCACGCATCCCATTGTCAGCTCCGGCACGTTTATTCAGATAAATCTCATAATTCTTATAGATCGGTTCGCCTCCCCATCTATTCAAAAATGCATTATCATTGTCTCCGCTGATCGCTTCATTTGCACACATTTCCTGATAATAAGCACTATTCGCTTTCGATATATCGGAATATCCTTTGTACTTCGTATCTTTAAACATGATATTCAATGCATCCTGTGCAGTTTTATTCACGACGCGAGTTTCGAAGAAATATATATCATTCGTAAGAAATATAGGTATTGCATAGGCTTCGATAAAGTCATCATTCTTATCCACTTCATTGATCATGAATAACTGCCGCTTGCCGATGGGAGTGTCCATGCATAGGATGGAATTTTCTACAATACCCTCCATATTCTCATCCAATGGATTTCTGAGCGTTACCACCCATTCTCCTTTCAGTTTCATCTTAAGCTCACACGTTATGGGGTTCAGATTATAATCACCATTATAATCAAAATTGCGATTTCCCGGTTTATATATCTGAATCATCATATACACCTCCAGTTCGGTTGTATGGTCAGCGCGAATTTTTCCGGTTCGGATATTGATATCTTATTTTCTCCTTCAATCAGCAGCATATCTTCATAATTTCCACTGATGGCAGTATTGTGCAATGTTCCGTCGCTTCGATACGCTATCCTACGATATGTATCGATGGTAAGGTTTTGTCCTACGTTTGCCTTTATCGCATGTCCGTTGACCGTCAATGTGCACACTCCCTCGCCCTTTATAAAATAAACAGGTGTCGTTTCTTCATATGGATTATCCTTTATCTGTTGTGGGTCATATAGTTGTATGCCTGATAATAGGTAGGTGTACGGGTCTAATGTAAGACTCACGGTAAACCTTCCTATTCTCAACGAATTTCTGGCATTGGTAGATACTTCGACTTTTTTTATCCTGTAGTATACAGATCTGTCATCGCTGAAAGATAATCTTTTTCCAACGGATGTAAGCAACCAGCGTTTCGCCATCCGCCATACATTGTTCCAATTATCCGGGGATGTCATATAGTTCAATTCTACAGATATCGTGATGTCTTCATAATATCCTGTATCCTCATACAGCTTACCGTCCCGTCCTGGAAGTCCTTTTTCGTTATATCGTTTTTGCGGTGACGGGACATCCGGACGCTTCACGACGTATAGACGCAAGGTTTCGCTGCATTCATCATTTAAAAACATATGGTACATGACATCATCCTCCTGTCACTATACTTTTGAATGTCTGGTTTCTGTTCACACGTTTAACTACCATCTGTTCGATCATTCTGCTATCCAGATATACATTTATCTGATTCACCTGTTCACTTTCTAAGATTGCCTTTGTATTTGACAAGAAAGTGCCGTCTACACCAAACATCTCACTTTGTGCCCGCTGCATGATTGCAGAATTATCCTGCAAACGTTCCACCATACCTTTTCCCATATCAGTGATCGTGGAAAACAATTTCTTTTTTTCGTTTTCTACACCGTTTATCGTTCCGATCGTGAAGAAATCACCTGCTTCAAACGCCGCTTTCGATGGAGAATTTTCTTTTAGAGAGTCGTGCAAAGCCGATATCATCATAAGCCCCATATTCGATACTGCACCAAACACTTCTCCCGCTCTGTTGTTTACTCCGTTCTTCAATCCAAGCGCATAATTCTCTCCGGCATCCGTGTATTTCCATGTATTTCCATCCAGCACCGCATACCCTTTATCTGCAAGAGCCTGCCATGCGGCTTTGGTCTGCGGTGTACCGTCATCGATACCCTTTTTCGCTTTTTCTGTTTGTCCGAATGCAGCACTGAGGAATTGATCCTCATTTTTCTTATAAGCATTCAATCCGGCAGTACACATCGTTTCCCACAAGGTTGCATGTTCCGGGATGGCATCTGTTACGACGCCCAGTTCGTCTTTTAACTGTTTTTCCAGAGTTTTTAACTGCATCTCACTGGCTTCCACTTGTTTTTTCACAGCTGCATCTTCACTGTTCTTATGTTCGGCAACATAACGTTTCAGCATATCGATCTGTTCCTGCGTAGAAAGCCGTAAACTCTTTCCGTTTTCCTTATATGTATTCGCCACATAGTCTACGATGTTTTTTTGACTTTCAGCAGTCCCTTTTTCCATTTCTTCCATCAGATACTTCTGCTCAGCTATCGTTTGCGTGTATCCATCCGCAAGCTCTTTTTTCTTTTCGTAATTCTCTTTATACACATCAAGTTCTGCCTGAAGCTGTGCTCGTCGTCTAGGCGCTAATTTATCAGCACTAGATATCATTTTCTCTGACAACGCATCTATTTCAGGTTGCAATTCGGCTTTTTTAGCTGCATATTCTTCTTCTGCCTTCAACATATCTCTGGTAGCCTGTGCATTCTTTTTGACAGCCTCCGTATATTCGTCCATACCACTATCGACAAGTGCTTGCGCCTGTTTCTTCGTGATCAGATCATCGATGTTTTTCATCTGTTCCTTATAGCTGTCAATGATGTTTCCATTCATCTGCAGTTCTGTTCCCAAAGCATCGTTCAATTCCCCGAGGATTACTCGTGCGCGGTCTTCATAGCCTTTTTTCACTTCACCGTTTGCGGATGTGATGCTCTCCAGTTCTGTCTTCAACTGGGCGTAATATTCAAAATTTCCATATATCCCCTCAACTGCTTCCTCCTGCGCAGCTTGCATCTCTTTCCAGGCATCTATCTGCTTCTGTGTTTCCTCACTGCTTTTCTTTATCGCTTCTGTGGCGGCATCCGTTTTTTGCGAAAAGATGAACATCGCAGTTCCTGCAGCTGTTGCCACACCTGCCAGCGCCAATAAAGGATGAGCCGCAAGGAGTGATCCCAGACCTCCCAGTGCACTTGAAACTCCCGGAATGTCTGCTGTTGCAAGCTTCGTCAGACCACCTGCTATATTCGTAATGGAATCTTTGAATTTCGAAATCTTGTTTACTGCAAATGCAGTCGTGGCAGCTGTACCCAATGTAACGAGGGCACCCTCGACCAATGGCAGATTGTCGATCATCCATTCTACGCCGCCTTTTAATACCGGCATCGCATCCTGGATCATAGGTTCTAGGAGATCGGTCTGCAATGTCCTTCCCAAACCTCGCAACTGACTTTCTACAGTCCCGTATTTGATATCCTGTATCTCCTTCATCTTTCCACTGACGTCCGAAAATTCATCTCCGACACTGGTCAATGATTCCACAAATTTCGCATTCGCGTCCTCTCCCATCGTACCGAATGCAGTTGCTGCTTTTGTGAGCTTTTTCTGTTGATTCGTCGTTTTTCCTATATCTTTTACGATAGCGTCGATAACATCTTTCTGTGTAGCACGTCCGTCTTTCCATGCCTTGAAAACTTTTCCCGTTTCCGAAGAAAACATATCCAAAGAATCCTCTATCGTCCCATCCGCAAGTCGTGTCGTTACCTCGTTTATCGCATCATTGATCTTATCCAGATTGTAAGCACCGTTTTGTGAACCATTCTTCAGCAACTGAAAATAATCATCCGCGCCATAACCAGCCTGAGCAAACTTACCGGCATATTCCGATATGTTATCTCCGAGTTCATCCGTATAGTTCAGCCCATTTTGTGCTCCCATGGCGATCAGATCCATAGAATCTTCTGCAGAGAGACCGAATTGATACATCAGCTGTTTAGTTCCTCGCAGCGTTTCGTTGAAGTCCATGTCGAACGTATCTTCCAAAGTCTTCACACCTGCTGTTACGTTCTTCAGATCTTCATCATCCAGATCGGACATCTGCTGTTTTACGCGTGCCATAGAATCCGCGATATCCTGTAAAGAGTCTCCATAATCATTATTATAGAGTTCTTTCATCTCTTCGTTATACCGTTTCATTTCATCCGCAGATGCTCCTGTTGCCGCCTGAAAGCTTGCACTCGCCCCGTCACTTTGTGTAACGAGTTCCTTTAGGCTTCCGGCAAGCGACTGGATGCCATCAGCTGTGATATCCGCCATCGCGCCTTTCATGATGGTAAAACCATCACCTGCATCCTTCGCACTGTCTTCTACTTCATCCAAGGCTCCGGCAAGTTGCTTCGATTCTGTCTGGACCGCAGACAAGCGCTGCTTGTTCGTTTGCAGATCTTTGGATAGTGCTGTGATCTGTGCGGCCAACTGCTGCGTCTCTCGATCATCTTTTCCTTTTGAGATGGCCGCTTCCTGATAGGCTCTCTGCAGCTCAGCCAGCTCCTTTTGCTGCCGAGTGATATCTTGCGTCAATTCACCTAGCTTGCTCGATGCATTTTTTTCAGCTGCTGATAATTCATCCATCTTTTTCGAATTATCGGCAATTTGATTCTTTAAAGCCTCACAATATCCCTTCGTTTCGTTGATGGAGGTCCCTAACTTTGCCATCACATCTTCTTGCTTGCGAAGCGCATTCTCTGCTTTTAATGCTTCTGCAGAATTTTCACCATACGCCTTCGTGGCATTCTCCAACTCTTTTTTTAGATTTCCCAGTTTCTCGCTCTGTTCCTTATATGCTTTTGACAGAACGGATACTTTCGTATCTTGCTCCTGCAATTGTTTTTTCAATATCTCGTTCTTGTCCTGCAAGAAATCAAGAGAATCCGAATTCCCATCATATTTTTTCGTGAGGAGATTCATCTCCGATCCCAGCAGTTTCAATCTTCCGTTGATTTTTTGGATCTGATTGTTGAATTCTCTTTCTCCTGTGATTCCTATACGTGGCCCGATATCATATCCCATATCTCTTCACCTCACTATTTCAATGACGGGATGAAATCCCCGTTTATTTCACTATCAGCTTCCGCATATCCCTTGATACGCTGATACATTTCTACGATATCACTCAGCTCACCGATCGGCATGTGTGCAAATTCACACTCTTGCATTCCGATCATGCGAGCCCATACAGATAAACAAAGATAGTGATCGTCAGTTCCTTTTTCACCTTTTTTTACTTTGTTGTTGATTCTTTTTTTTTCGATTTGACGAGCGTACTGTACATCGCCTCCGTCAATATTCCAGAATCTTCATATCCGATATCTTCATATAAGGATTCTTTATCCGGGATATCCAGTATCAGTTCCTTTCCATCCTGCTGCTTGATCTCCTTTCTGGTACAGTACCGGATACCTTCGCATATCATGATATACACGATATCCTTTACAAGGCTTATGCTATTTTTTTTAAATTTTTCAGGTTCCAATAAGCAGTCCACCATTTTTGTGACCGGAATATATTCATCCTCGATCTGTTCTGCTGCATTCAGGGAGAATACGAGGGGATATGTCTTCCCCTCGATACTGAGTAATGATATTCTCATGTCCGTCTGCCTCCTTTATGCATCTGTTTTTCCGCATTTGTATTCCAAGTACAGAGCAGCTTCCGCTCTTGTCTGGAACCATGCGTCCATCATCCAAGGATGTTCGTATTTTTCATCTACCAGATCACTGCGCATGACTGTTCCGGTGATCGTCGGTGTCTGCCATTCAATAGATTCCCCTTTCGTCGTTGCCGCTTGTTCCGGCACGTTAAAGAATACCTTCGGCAGGAATACTGCTCTGTATTTTGTGACATCATTGTTTTGATGTGCTTCGATCACGCCGATACCCAAATACGGAGCTACACGTTTATCGTCATAAATGCCTTCTGTCGCATTTTTATCTGTGTTATATGTGAATTCTTCCGTTCGGATACCCAGCACCTTTTTCGATGCCTCTTGTGTCAGATCATCTGTCGTCAGTGACAATTCGCCATTTTGAAATGTACCCTTATCATGTTCTGAATCCATGTCATCTGCATATAGTGGATTATCTTCGCTCTGATTGATCGTAAGTGAGTATTCCACCATCTTCGCGACTGTTGCCGGTTCACTGTATGTCGGTTTGTTTCCCGTCCCCGAATAGTCATACATGCCGACGATCAGCATGCTCAATCCTTTGATTGCCATATCATTTCATCTCCTTTTTTATTTCGTTTTCGATGGTATCCGCCATCGCTTTTACTGCTGTTTTTTTATTCTTCGTTACCGCTCTGTTTACAAATGGATTCTTCTTTCGGAAAGATGTTCCACTGTTCACAGATCGGACCAATAGCTGATTTGGTACACCCTCCGGATATTTCTTCGTCTTCGTACGTCCGTATCCGTCCCATCCGATCTTGGCATGTACATAATCGCCATCTTCTCGGATCGGCGCTATCCCCATACTGTCAATGAGATCCGCTTTCTGGCGGTTCGATATCCCTTTCAATGGATCATCACTTGTTCCATATGCATTGTCTGTAGGCAGTTTTTTAGTTTCCTGCTTCAATCCGTCCGCCAGTATACCGGCACCATCATATATCCCTTTTCGGACGATGTCTTCCGATCCTTTTTTTAGCCTCTGCATGGCCTTGATATAGTCATTCAGACCTTTGTTCTGTATCTTTGCCATCACGACACCTCGAAGCGCCATTCATAATGCGTGTATCCTGTTTTTTCTTCGTATTGTATGGATTCCATATGACAGGCGATATCCGCGTCCTCTAACGCTTTTGGGATCTCTTTCATCCACGGATCATATTCCTGCTTTGTGAACAGATCGACTGTCCCGCTGATGACCGTTATTTCATGTCTGTCGTCAACATACAGCGACTCTCCTTCACTGTCTTCCTGCCACACGATATAACGGTTTCCCTTGTTTTCCGCTTCGGAATGATAAGGGTCTTCCGTTATCGTGAGCAGGGCATCACGTACTCGCTTCAGTAGTTCCATATGGCTCACCTCTTCGCTCCAAGGACAACACCGTGATCGGTATTCCCTCATCATCTGCTCCATGCTGCACCTGCAATATCGTATACTGCCTGCCGTCTATGCTTGCAATATCCCTACCGGCGGAAATCGAACGTTCCCGGTATACGTGGATCACTTCATCCAGCGTATCGCCTGCCTGCTTTGCGGTATAATTGCGCACGATGCCGACCTTTTCATATCCGAAATACAGTGATAATCTTGGACGATAGTCGTACTCCGGCTTATTCCCGGGCTCTGCCACATTCACTCTTTCACAGATATCTACGATCCCATCATCATATGTATAGGCCATCTTCATTCCCTCGCTTTCTGAGAAAACAGCAGATTGTTCAGCTCATAGCGTAGGAAGCGCGGCATGATCATTTCTGACGATGCGCGCTTGCGGTACAGGAACGCCGCATAATGTTCGATGGTATATTGATAGTCCATCGATCCGTCGTCCTGTATCCCCATCCGCTTCATGAGCGCTTCCGCATTTTTCAACAAGGTGCGCAGATATGGTTCCTCAGATGGTGGCGTCTTCAGGTCCTGCTTCAAGACCGTGAGCAGCAATTCTTCATCCATCTGCTTTTACCGCCTTTATGCTGCTGCGCTCTTGTTCACTGTTACGATATACTCTTTTTCCACACCTGCGAAGCTGACGGTGATGCTCAGCGTGTTTTCTCCATCTGTGAAGGATGCGGATTCACCATTGTTCACAGATGTTTCTTTATTCTTGATCGTGATGGCAGCTCCTGCACGTTTCGCAACCGCTTCGATCTTACTGCTGGCATTTGAGGTATTTACCATGTATTCATAGGTTCCTGCACTGAATACAGGGAACAGTTTATTGCTGCCGATCTTCAAGCTTGCCAGCTGCACATCCTCTTCATTCGCTTTGTCCGGAGCGAACACGATAGATGTCGTCGGTGTCTTTCCGTTGATGTTGATCAATCCGAATGCTTCCGCGATGACCGGCTTTCCATCGAATCGCTCCGTACCTTTGAATACGGTTTGATCTTCCAGGAAACGTACATGTTCAGACTGTCCCAGCTGCAGACCTTTGCGCTGTACAGCCTTGTAATTCGTCATATAGCCGAATGCAATATCTCCATCGGCCATGAACTTAAGTTCTTCTACCTTTCCGCCAACGACCGGCATCGTATCGTTCATACCGCTGACGATCGTTGCATTCATATTCGTATCCATCGCTTCCACGACAAGATCGAGCTTTGTCTGTCGATTCATCATCCATACCAGATTACCGGAATCATAATCGGTAAAGATCATCTTCAGGCAGCGCACGATCTCCTTGAACAACTCTTTTCCTGTCTTTCCGGTAATCGTTTTGATATTGGATTCGTGAAGATCTTTCCATTCCCGCTCTGTGTCGTTGTGGTCGCTTGGTTTTACGGTCTGCGCCAGACGAGTGACGATTCCCATTGGCATCTTGACGCCTGTTCCATATACGATAGCCTTATCCTTAGCCTTTGCGATCGCGATACCTAATGCATTGATCAGCTCCTGTGCCAGGTTCACATCATTGTCTTCCAACAACGCATTGCAGACCTTGAAGAAGCCGGCCACCTTGAATCCATCCATTTCCACATCGTTGAAGCCTAACTCCAGCTCATTCAGCTTTCCGCACTGCTCGGTCCATACCGCTTCCGGAACGCTTCCCATGATTGTGATGCGTGCCGTACCGGTGATATCGCTCTTGTTAGTATACTTCAGCAGCTTGGAATTTGCTTCGGTCACCTCTTTGATCATCGGCAGGAAGTTTTGTGGAATGATCAATCCTGCATTACCAATCGCTCTTTTTTCTTTGATGCAGGAGCGTACCTGCTGCATGAAGTCCTTTACCTCCTCATTTGCGAAGATCGCACTTCTTTCCTGCATGGTACGTCCGAAAAATTCTGTTCTTGTTTCCATATCTCTATCCTTTCCTCTCTTGCTTCTGCTGTTCTGACTTGCTCCCTGATCATCGCCTGCCTGCGGCTCCGGCGGTGCACTTTCCTGCTCCTTGATCTTGTTTTCCAGCTCTTCGATCTCATCCTCCAGTTTTTTCTTTTCGGCTTCATGAGCATCCTTTTCTTTTGTCAGGTCTTCCACAGCGTCCTCTACGACCTTACGGTCTGCTTCCGGTGTGCTTTCATCCATCTCCTCGATGGACGCTTCCAGCTCCTGTTCCCGTGTCTGGAAACCTTCATCCTTACTTCTCAATTCTTCCAGCAGCTTTTTCTTCGTTGCTGCCTTATTTCTCATCAACAATACTTTTAATGCCATCACGATTCTCCTTTCAATTTTTTCATCGTATTCATTTTCCAAGCTTCGAAGCTGCGTTTTGTCATATCTTCCAGCTGCCGCTTCCTTGCACTTACGCAGGTTTCTTCATATGCCGGGAATGTAACGATCGACACTTCATATAGCTTCACTTCTTTGATCGTCCAATGCGTCTTATTGTCAATACTTGATACATCTTCGTCAATGATTTCAAATCCGATAGAACACTGATCGACATCACCGCGTTTCACACGTTCGTATACATTCATCGCATCGACATCGTTGCGATTGATCTTTACATCACCCCATAGACCGGTATCATCGACTCGCAGCTGCAGCGTCCCTGCTTTCGTGCGTCCGATGACCAGACGCGTCTCATGGTCGATCAAAGCACGGATATCTTCATTCAACTGATCATCGAATGCATGAGAGTCGATACTTTCTGACATCCCTTCCCATATTTCGTAGGTACTGCCAAATACCGCGAAATAGCCACTGATATATAGGTCATTGTCCTGCTCGCGTGTTTCAAACCTTGCCCGTGCACTTCGCAGCTGCCGCGTCTCTCTATTCATCCTTTTCACCTTCTTTCTTTTTCAGCTTCTTCTGGTCACCGATCATTCCGGCCGGGATATAGTTTTCCAAAATCACCAGTTCATCCAGGCCATCCTTATGTGGCATATCGATCCAATCACGTACCTCATTTCCTTCCATGATCCCTCTGGTATAGAGATTTGCACCAACGTTGGCCAAGGTGTCAAGGTCATACGAATGCAGGGAACGCGCATTGAATCTGAAATATAGTGTCGGGTCGATCAGGACAGCTTTTGTGAAAGCCTGTTCGATACATTGACAGATCGTTTTTATCCTTGTATTGATAAAATTGTTCCAGGCATCCGCTTTAAATTCTCCGATTCCCAGCACGAACGGCGGTACATCCAGAATGGCTGCGACTGTCTTTTTATCCAGCTCCACATTTTCCTGTATCGCCAGGTCTTTTAGACTCAATGGTTTAACAGTTTCTACTTCAAACGAATCTGCGGGAAGCAGCCACGGCTCCCCGGCTTCGGTGCTGGTCACATATTTTTCCAGCAGCTGAGAACGCCCTTTTTTACTACTCAGCTCCTCTGTATCCGCATCCACCTTCACGATGATAGAAGGCTTCCATTTCGATTCCATGAATCCTTTCTTCGTGATACTCGCCTGCAGGAGTGTCTCTGCGACCTGCTTCAAGCTCTTACGATACCCCTCGCCTTTCCATGGCACTTCCGGATTCGGATTCATAGCGATATGGATGAGATCCCATGGCTCATAGGTCTGTCCATAGATCACGATCTTGTATCCATATCCATCCTGCAAAAACGTGGTCTGACTTGGCGGTATCGGCAATAGATCATCCAGCAGCCCGTCCTTCGTCTTTGGGAGTACTACAGCATTACCGTCACCCTCCAGCAAAAGCGCACGCACGATCGTCTGGATGAATGTCGAACGCGTCATGTAGCGATTCGGTTCGATGTCGATCTTGCGCGATAATCCGTTCCGGATACGTATATCACCTTTATCTGTAGTATTCTGCATCAGATGGATAGACATGCTTCCGATCAGATTCGCGATCTTATTGACTGCCGATATGATCTCCGGATTTTTCGCCAGTGATGTATATCCGGAGCTGCACAGCATATCAAAAGCACCAACATCGCATAAGTATGTCAGCGAAGCATTATCACTTTTTTCCTGCACCGGGTCCGCTCTCACCTTTCCCTTATATTTCTTCTTGCTCATCGTTTCCCTCCTATTCCAAGAATGCCGCTGCATTCGCTGACTTTTCGTTCGCGATCAGCTTCTGTTTACATGCAATGACGGTCGCATCGAACAAGTCGATACGTTGTGTTGGCATAACTTTTTGAAAGCGTACGAATTCATCAGTATCTTCAATCGCTTTTACGTTGCTGATACAATATTCAAATGCTTTGTTGTGTAGATAGTAGAATTGTTGTTTGATCACCTTTCGTTCAATTTCACGGAAGGCTTCTGTTTTTTCCACATATCGCTGTAGCTGATCTTTCATTTTGAAACCCGCTTTTCTCATCTTCATTACATATTCGCGAGCATATCTGCGATCATATCCTGTCCATTTCAGTTTGAAGCCCATTTTTTTCATGCTGACGAACCACTTCACAATATCTTCATATTCGATCACATTACTATTGCACATCGTGAGCCATCCCATTTCTTCCCACCAGAATACCGGTATGTTATCTTCATCTGCTTTTTTATGAGCGATCGCCCGTGGTATGAATGCATGCGATATCGTGATGTCTACATCCTTGTAGGTCCCGTATATCGTTGCCCCTGTAAGGTCATGCATCTTCGACAGATCGGCGCCGCCATACCATTTGATCGGAAGCTTTGCCAGCTCCTCTAATGTCCAGTTGTATTTTTCATCGGATGAAGTCACCTGCATCATGTCGAAATATGTGTCGATTGCATCCGTGAAGACATTCAGCGACTTCGCGAAATAGTCTTTGCGCTGCTGCGGATCGTTGAGTGCCTCCATCGCTCCTTCCATCAGCTCATCCGGTCGGATCGATCGCCCATATGCGGGATTTGCCATTTCCTGGATCCGCGGATTCGTAAAATCCAAAAACTTCGCACCATTTTCATCCGTGGAGTAATCAGCTTCACAAATGAAAATGAAGTAGCGGTCGTTTTCGACTTCTTTGTCTAATATCTTTTTACAGTAGGTTACCTTTTGTGCGAGAAAGCTGTTCGGATCGTCTCCGGCTGTCGATATACCGATCATGAGTTTATTTGTGTATGCCTTCATCGCTTCCTTGAACAGGTTATACTGTTTCGGTTTTTTGAATGCATGGATCTCATCTGCGATGGCCAGATTGCAGTTGAAGGAATCCTGTGCATCCGGATTTGCGGCCAACGCATCCAGATGAAATAATCCGTTTCCGATCGTTGCATCGATCGAGTGTTCATTGTTGTTGTCAATGATGTGGAATGCCCCTTCATGATCATTATCATCTTCTTCCATCCTGCGGATGTTGTATTCGATAAATTTGAATGTCTCCATCGTCTGCTTCATCGCGGCCGCAACGATATAGATCTTTGACCCGGAATCTCTCCACAGCAATCCGAGCGCATATGCCAGTGCGCCGGCGAATGTCGTCTTGACATTCTTTCGCGGGATGAAGATCAGGCACTCGGTAAACCTGTTGATACTCGTATTCGCCAATTTGAATCCGACCAGGTTGTAAATGATGAATTTGTGAAATGGCATCAGGAGGAACGGCGTCCCTCTCAGCGCAGTACCATCCAGCGATTCTCCCTGTTGATGACATATCGTCAGCTCGATGATACCGATCACGAATTCAGCGTCACTCGTTTTAAAGTCCCATCGTTCATCTTGCAGATCATCAAGGAAGCGTCGGCAAGCCTTTATACGATATTCGTTCGCCACGATAGATCCATCACAGATCCCATTCACGTAGTCCATGACTTCCTTAAGATTTGTGTTCAAGCTTTTCCAATGCCTCGCCCAGGGCGCTCTTCTTGCCCTGTTCAAGTCCTTTCGATTTTATGGCCTTCAATCCTTTTGGTGTCAGTCCGAAAAGGTTCTCCATCTCGATGAGTTCCCGACGCAGATTTTCCATAGACAGGTACAGCGGCGCTTTCCGCACGTTGGTAGCACCTGCTTTGTTGGTGTACTTTTCGGTCACTTTACAGCCTGTTTCCCGCCATGTTTTGCATAAGATATCATATTGCATGCGCATGTCTGCATACCGCTGTATCGGGATGGCGAATTCTTCCCGATAAACGCCTAAACTTCGCATTTTTTCGATGGTTTCATTTCTTATTTTATTGGTCCGGATGGTGATCTTTTTATCGGTCAGCATGTGCTCACCCCCCCTTTTTCTAAAAAACAACGGAGTTGGAAAGAGTTACCCTACCCAGTAGAAAAATTATGATTCTCAGATTCCACAGCTGGGGGGGGATTCATTTCGTGTAGCAGCAATGTTCTTTTCAGATTCATCTTTCATGCAGATAATCGTTTCTTTTGCTTCAAGAATTGCTTTCGGTATGTCTTCATGTTCTTTCCTTGTCTCATACTTCATGCCTTGTTCCTCCAATCCCTTCCGGGTATCGTTATATCCATCAGCTGTCTTCCCAGCACTGTCAGCTCTCCTGTCTTTCTGTTCTCCAGCTTGTTATGGCTTCCCTGGCTCACACTGATCAGGTTCCAGTCACACCATGCATATTCCGGATATTCTTCTGCCGGATAGATATGGTGTACGGTCGTTGCTTCTTCTGTACGGCCATACATCGCAGCCACCCTATCTTTATACTTATCCAGACGCAGGATATGCTTCTGCTTCTTCTTCCACTTCCTGTGGTAATAATCGAACATCCTACCACTCCTTTATAGGTGCAATTATAGAAAGTAGAACGCTTCTTGACAATCCACCATCCTGTCACCTGTTTTGTATACTTTTTGTTTCCTTTTCGTATAGCTTCTGTCACTGCTTTGATATATCTTCTGTATGTTTCCGTAAAAAAAGATGCAAAACTTTATGCATCTTTTTTTGTTTCCATAATCTCTTTCATGATATCATCCGCATACATGACATCTATTATCCGATCAATAAGCTTATTGCGCTTGTCATATACTGTCTTTCTTGAATACGGCAGCTTCTCTATGATCTCATCCATCTTCATCTTCCGGAAGTATCGCATCTCTATTATAGGATAGTATTTATCATCACGTATCCTGTCGATTGCTTTGTCCAGTTGTGGATATCTTGTCTTCTCACAGTCATGATGGATATACAATAATTTCTCCACTGTCCGGAAACGGTTATCTCTCTTCCTGTCTTCGCTCACGCTCTTCCTCCACCTTTCTGATCAGCGTTTCTGATGGCTTCCAGTCAAAGCCATATTGTTGTCGGAAAGCATCCTTGTCCGGTGTCTGCGCCCACTCTCTGGCCAGTTGTAACCCGTCGTAGGAATCTACGTGTCCAGATTCCCATGTGACCACTACCATATCATCAAATGGCGTTTGCACATACACTGCCGTATCTGACATTCTGCGTACTTCCTCCACAGCATCCTCCGGTGTTATGACATCATTCATCACATTCAACATAATATTCGCATGCTTCATCATCTTTTTTTCTGGCAGTTTCATATTTATGGCAATAGCCTTTTGCGTAATAGACGCATGTTTTGCATGCAGCTTTCTTTTCCGGAAATTTAAATTCCGTGCATGGTGCGCAAATCGTTCTCAGCCCCTCGCTCTCCTCATCGTATACCTCCGCTCTGATACAGCTGACTTTCGTTTCCTTATCTCTATATTGGCATAGATTCAACATTATCTTATATAGCTTCCCATGAAATTCCATATCATGAGAATCTCTAAATTCATCATAATTCATCGTCTTACTCCCTCCTGTTGTGCAACATTCCTGTATACCTGCAGCCTTCCATTGACAATCTCCATTGCCGCAATCTCTTCTCTGGTCTTTTTCAATTCTGCTTCAATCGATGCAGCATGCAGATCCGTTTCCTTCATCCGCTTGGCTTCGTATTCCAGTGTATTGAGATAGGTTGTTTTCTCAACGATGATGTTTTGTGATATTTCCAGTGCTTTTTCCAGTGTCATTTTTCCTTGTCTCCTCCTTCTTAAAATATGTTACATACACCATAAAACTGTAACGTATTTTCGGATGTCTTATGGCATACGTAATAGCTGATATATAAAGGCTTTACGCTCATTTTGCAGTATCCTTTATCAAAAAATATGTGCAAACTTTTTCAGTTCCGATTTTTCTGCTTTGCCAAGTGCAGGAACCACTCTTTCCAGCATTCTACGTTTGACATCCTGCATTTATCTTTCCTGCAGCGGTTTGGTGTGAAGGCATATATGGATTTTGGACATGCAGATGTATCGTCCATCTTTCCTTCTGCATTCTCATATTTGATATGTTCGCATGCTCTTGTGAATGCATCTTCCAACACTATGTAATGTTCAATTAACTCTCTTAATGGTTTCAGATATTCTTCCGCATCTTCATATGTATCTGTGCATAGGCACATCAGTTCGATACCTTCATATAACTCTTGATATTCATTCATAGCCTGTTCCCTTTCTGTGTTATCCATGATCTAAGCTTTTTCAGCATCTTTCCGCTCTCCTTTACCCTGTATTTCAATCAATATAACCCCATATTATAAAGATTGGATTTTTCTTCAAATAAGCCTATAAACAAAGGCTTTTCTTCACTTTTTACCACCTTCATACTTTTGGAGTTTTTTCATGACATTTTTACCCCCTTTCCACGAGCTTCTTCCTTTTGGCTGTTCAGGATCAGCGTTATGATATCTTCTATGTCTTTCCCGATCTTCTTGCTTGCTTCCTCAATGCATGCATATCCCAATGTCATATACTCTATTGCGTTCAATTCCTCTCCGCTGACGATTCCCAGCTCCATCGTTTGTTCTTCGCTATCGATCTTGATCAGTGCCAGTTTTTTCATGTGTTCATTTCCTCCTATTCCGGTAGTTGATCTTCTCTACCTGTATCTTTTTCATCTTATCTGTCGTTCTAGTGTATATAGCCGTCGTCTCCAACTGGCTGTGTCCCAGGATGTCCGCGAGGTCGCTTGGCTGTCCGCCTTCTTCGATATAACGCACGGCGAACAGATGCCGGAAGGCATGCGGATGCGCTTTGGTCTTTTTTATCTTTGCTGCAGCTGCTATCTTACGGATGTTTTTATACACCGTCGTTGGATGCAGCATCGTTCCCTCTTTCTTCCCTGGGAAGATGTATCCCGATTCGATCCCTTGTTCTTCGATGTATTTCTTTATCTTCTTTTTCAATGATGTTGGCATGATGATGGTGCGTATCTTTCCTTTGTTGTGTACGAGCAGCTTCGGCTTCCAGATATTTTCTACCGTGAAATACTGCAGTTCTGACAGCCGTATGCCTGTGTAGCCCATGATCTCCATGATCATGCAGTATTGCTTCCTCCCCGTACGTTTCGCCTGCCGTAGAAGCCGCATGAAGTCTTCCGGTGTGAGCAGCTCCTCCTCTTCCAGCGACGCCTTGCCCTGGACCTTTATATTCGTGACCGTGAATCGCTTCATCTTGGCGTATTTCAGCCACTTGTTCACGATGGTAATGTAATTCTGTACGGTGGATGGTTCGAATCCAGATTCCAGGAGGTGCTCTTTAAAATCAATAATACTGGTCTTGTTCAGTTCACCATCTGGCAGGAAGTCATACAGTAGATTCAGGACATGTGCATAATGGCGTACCGTGTTCTTACTTTTCTCAGCTTCCCGTTCCTTTATGATGAATCCATCAATTGAGCGACGCATTCCTTCTTTCGTCATGACTTACTGCCCTCCTGTTAAATGCTTCAATCGCTTTTTCCGGATGTTTGTTGCATTTCATTGTATCGAAGGATACGATACATCCACACTCTGCACATTTAAAGAAAATTACTCCGATAGGAGACTTTATGACCTTGACCTTACCATCACAGAATGGACATGGTTTCATTTTAAGCATCCATTTCACTCCAATCTATCTCCTGTTGACCATATCCATTCACTTTCTCGATGAAGAGTTTCAATTCACAGCTCGGATACCATTCTTTTATCCGTTCTGTAGCATCCGTGAATCTCGTTCTCGGAATATCCGCATATTCAGAAATATCAAAGTATGTATACAGGAATCCGTAGATTGCCTTATATATCTTTTGGCTATGTTTTCTATATACGGTTGTTTCCTCTCCACCGCAGGCACTGATAACGGCAGCATTGACAGCTCTTCTGATATCACGCTTCTGTCCGGATGATATCTTTTCATTGTTCTCCAATGCCGTGATCCGCTTGTCCTGTTCTGTGAGCTTCCTGTCATGCATCAATAGGGCCTGCATTTCCGTTGACAGTCCTTCAACCGGTATCATAGCTCGCTCCTTCACTCTGAAATATGTCTCTTCCAGATTGTCGAACTGTTCCCATGCTTTATCGGTGTCCAGTATCTTGCAGTGACGGTCTGCGCCCTTTTCGGTCCATAAAATCAATGCATTTACATTTCTCGGCACAGAGTAACTTCCAGTTACCTTGTTCTTAAAATCCCTTAATTCATCACCTTTCAGCATATAGTAATGCTTCCCTTCTGTGAATCGGTCTTTGTTCCGCTTGAAATTCATTTTTATGTTATCGACAGATGTTTCATAGACCTCTGCCAGCTGCTGCGTCGTCAATACTCTGTTATCTGCATATTCGATCGTTTGTAAGTGGTTCATTTCTCATTCCTCCTTCTTATGTTTCGTACTGGTTCATATTCTTCTCTATGTACGGATACTCTACATCCATTTACAATGATGAACTCCCGTTTGTTTTCCTGCGCATTATATCTTCCTGTTATTTGACCCACCGTTTTGTATACTCTTCCGCGTACCGGTCACTTATACTCTGGCAGGTCACACAGCTCTTTTATTACTCTGATCAGCATCCACTTCGCCTCCTTTACTTTCAAATAGTTAAAATCATATGAACTGTTCTTTCCTTCAATCTCCTTCGTGAAGCAGTCTGATTGCTTTTTTCAATTCGTCTAAAACAACATAATCCTTCCTGTCTCCGTTCAATTCAACGTTCACAAGCACATTCTCCAGCCCACACTGTTTCAATATTTCTTCCACTTTGACCAATGCATGACCTGCGATTATAGATTTTTCTCGTTTTTCTAAAACGGAAACCATGATGGCACCTCCATAGCGATTTCCGGGATATAGTCAGTATTCTTACGTTGCTGACCAAACAATTCCACTTTTGCACTTTCACTCATGACCTTTACCATTTCAGTACTCATACGTTCATGGTCCGCTTGTTTTCACTTGATGTTGTTCAGCACATTCATTTCTTTTTCTGAGATAATGACATGCACATTTACTTCATGCTTTTGGCCAAAACGATAGCACCTGCGTATTGCTTGATAAAACTGTTCGTAGCTGTCAGACAATCCACAGAATATCATGTCATGGCAGTTCTGCCAGTTCATTCCAAATCCACAGATGGAAGGTTTCGTTACGAGATACTTCACATCTCCGGATGCAAATCCCATCATAGCTTTTTCTTTGTGTTCTGGCGTATCAGGTCCTTTTACCTCCACGGATTCACGTATAGCCTTATGCAATGCGGTACTCTCATTGTTATAATCGCACCATATCAAGCAATTCTCTTTTGTCCGAGCGATATTCTTTGCCATTTCCACTCTTTCATCAAGACTTTGCTTTCGTGCTTCTCTCCTCTCTTGCAGCGTTTCTGCATACTCCACAAATAAGCTCTCTGCATCTGGCTCACTTTTTAATATGTTTGCTTTTACATGCAGTTTCGGCAATACAAATTTTTCTCCATTATATCCAAGGTCTGCCGGTGATTTGATCATCATGCTCCATGTTGCCATCCAGCGGAAGAACTCTTTTTCCGCATGACGTTTCAGGCGCCACCCGATACGATCATTCTTTCCTTTTTTCTTGATTGAATCGTTGATGAAGAATGTCGCTAACATTTCGCTACGTGGCATGACACCGAGAAACTCCGCTGTAGTTCCAATCTCTGTATAATCGTTAGGGCTTGGTGTTGCTGTGCAGCATAATTTGTATGGTGTGTAAGCAAAACGTTCCTGCAGGTCTTTTGTTGTTTTCCCTGCGTATGATTTCAAAATAGAACTTTCATCCAGCACAACGCCGGAAAATGAATCTGTATCGAATTTGTGTATCTTTTCGTAATTTGTGATGTTTATACCTGACTTTATATCCTCTTGACTTTCTGCCAGATTGCAAGTGATACCAAACTTTGAAGCTTCCTGTGCAGTCTGTTTTGACACCGCCAAGGGAGCAAGAATCAACACAGTACCTCCTGTATGTTTTGCGACCGCATCCGCCCATGATAATTGCTGGATGGTCTTGCCTAGCCCGGTATCCTCAAATAATGCAGCTTTTCCTATTCTAAGTGCCCATTTTGTTATTGCTTGCTGATAGTCAAATAGGTTTTCATTGAGGTTTTCTGCAGTGAATCCAGACGGTTCTATTGTGTATTCCTTAGTCTTTAAAAACTCTTCATATGTCATTCTTCATCACCTTCAAACAAAAACTCCAGCTGTTCTTCTGCGTTTGCAGCACGTTCACAATTTTTCACTGCCTGTTCAAAATAAGATTCTTTTAATTCTATCCCTACAGCCTTACGGTGCATCTTTATAGATTGATATGCTTCTGATCCGATACCCAAGAATGGAGTAAATACTGTATCTCCTTGGTTTGTCCACAGCTCAATACATCGTTCTATAACGTCTAACTGCAAAGGGCATATGTGCTTTTCGTCTCGTTCTTCCCTCGCTGATGTACGATTGAGAGTGTTGCTCTGTCGGATGTTCATCCATACCGGCGATGCATATTCCTGCCATTTGCTTACCGGAAATGATTCATTCGTGTGCGTTATCGGTTCTTTGTTTTCTCCCGGTTTCCTCATCGTAACGATGTAATCGGCAATGCCCTGACGGCTCATAGCGCTATCTTTTTTTAACTGCTTGTGTAATAACCCTATTGCTTTCGTGCGTTGCATAGCTACCACCGGATCTTTCCAGATTGTGATTTTGCTATGGTAGTAAAATCCATAATCCTGGAATAACTCTCTCAATATGCCCGGAAAATCTCGTAAACCAATAAATCCATCGCTTGCCTTTGTTGTAGGAAGGTCCATGCAGTGGATGCTGACTAATCTCCCTGGTTTGGTTATCCGGAATAGTTCAGCTACGATATAGCCAAACTGTTTATAAAACTCTTCTGTACTGCGGCAGTTGCCTAAATCTCTCGGGCTGTCACTGTAAGTGTACAGATCCTCGAAAGGTGGACTAAAAATCGAATAGCCCATTGATTCGTCCGGTAGACCCTGCATCACTTCGCAGGAATCTCCATTGTATAATGCGTAATGTTCTGTAATTACTTGATTGATTACTTTTTTCATTTCTTCTCCTTTCAAAAAAACAGTGTCTCTTGTATTGTGTTCTTTGATATTCCAAGCTCTTGCATAGCTTCTTTATGCACTGTTATCACCATCCTTTATTGGGTCCCATTTACGCAGCTGCGCATATATGTATATCCCTGCATTTACTTGATTAACAAAGACTTGAGCATCCTTAAATACGTAGCCTTTATACTCCTGTTTCAGCATGCGTTCAATTACAGAAAAGTCTTCTTTCATGGCACGAGCATGTTTGCGTTTAAACGTCGAGTGATTCTTCCGGATGGTTGGCTGTTTCAAGTTGCCTCGGCTCGTATTCCATCTGCGCTTTCCACGTGGCTTTTTGGTAATGTAGTTCGCCATTCCAGTAACACCATCTTCGTTATAATCGATCGGCCGTAGTTCATTACGTCTGCCCTTTTTCCACAACTTGTTAAGTTCGTCCATCGTCAACCCTCGATCTATTACAAAATGATGATGGCAACGTACTTCATCTTCCTGCCATTCTGTGATGTAAAGATACTTTGCCCTTGGCTTCCCCTGCTTCTTCAGGCGTTCATTCACACGGCGGAAGAAGTTCCGGATATCTTTCAATGCTTCTTCCAATGATTCTGGTTCTTTAGTATACGTAAAGGTAATCCAGTAACCTGTCATAAAGTTAGCATTCAAAAGACGGATTACATGCTTTCTGGCATTCTTATCATTAAGGTTCTGCATCTCCTCCTTTGTCGGTTTCCTTCTCCCGATTGGGATCTGGCTCCATCTTGTAAATTCCGGGTATATTTCCACTTCTAACTGCGTTCCTGAGTAGATCGACTTTGTAGCGTATACGCTTTTTATCTTTCCGTTTCTTAAGGCACGTTCAATTTGAGATTCTGACAACATACTTGCCTGTGTATCAAATGCCCTTTCATATTCATAGTCGAGATAGCGCTGTATTGTTGGTCTTCCTCGTTGTCTATTGTGTTTCTTCATGTACCTCTTCCTTTTCCGTCGTTTTGTTAATATCCATTTCAAGGCCGGTAAGGACTATTCAAAATACCTTTATTTGCTTGCATTTTAGACACTTTATGGTACAATAAAAGTAGGTTGAATAGTCAACTTCCCACTATGAAAAGAATGTTCTTCTTGTCAGGTTAAACATTCTTTTTTTATACTCTTCTGATCGCGCTGAGCATATCGTCGTACACCTTTATCCGTTGCTTGTATTTCATGTTCTCGTCGATTCTATACGCTCCGACATAGTGCCTTTTATTTGTGATTAGCATGAAGATGGAATCACTGCACAGAGCGACGCGTATGTCTTTGCTCTTGTCTGCTTCCTGTATCTCCTGCAGCAGCTCCCTCTGCATCTGCTTTATCGTCTGCGGTGTATCGTCCTTTGCGTATCTCATTTCCTGCTTCGCTCCCTCGTATGCCTGCATGATGATATGCCGTAATATACGCGCATCATCTTCTGACGATTCTTCTAGCCTTTCATCATTCAATATCATTCCATCATCAAACTGGAATTCAAAGCAGTGGATTGCGCGCCTTGTATTCAGCTTTTCTTCATAGACAGCACCTTTTTCCTCATTCAAGATTTTTATAAGATATAACTTTACACACTGATACAGATTTCCGTTGATAATGCGTCGTTCCATATCATCGTAATCTTTGAAAAACATACGTAATGGCATCACAGATTCTCCTCTCTTTCTTTTTGGGTCATCCTATACGCGATACAATGCAAGAATTGAGCATTCGATAGGTTTGTCGTATATGGTGAAACGCCGATCGTCTCATATATTTCTCCGTGATCCTGGGCGATCGCTTTCTTTCTGGCATATCGGATGCAGCGTTCCACCCCAGATGATGTTGTGCCTGTGATTTTGGCGATATCCGGATATAATTCTTTCGTCATTGATGTGTATCCTGTTTTTTGCCACGAGCATCGATACACCAATCTTTATGCATTCAAATCCTTTCAGATCCGGTGTTATCCCCATATCAAGCAGCATTCCTGATAACCGGTCCATTTCTTCTTCACCTCTCTTTTGTTATTTGATTCTATAAAAATAACATTCGCATATTGATAATTCCTGTTATCTTATGCTAAAATATCTATACAGTTCCTTTGGAACTGACTTCTCTGGAGTATAGTGATCGTCAGCCAAGTTTGATCACTATACTTTTTTGTAGCTCTCAATGAGTTATTCACTCCGTTTCACATATACCTTTATTTCGTATGTACCGAGCTGTTCCGCAGTTGCTTCCGATTCACACAAAATATCGATGTGATTTCCTGTGTAATTACCAGTGTCCTGTGCCACATACTCCTTACCATTGATTAACACGATAGTGCCGTATGGTATAACAGCAGGATCTACACCAATGGTCACTCCGATTTCTGGATCAGCACCGCTAGCAGTTGCTGAAGTAATATCCATGCCATAGTATGTTATCCTAAACTTACCAGGCAGAGCTGTTCATTTTGGTTGTGATTCCAGCTTCGCGATTTCCTTATTCTTTTCCTGCAGCTTGGCATTCTGCTCTTTCACAACCTGCCGGACCATCTGCAATTCCTCGTTTGTTACTCTGTTTAGCAGCTGCAGCCTTTCTATCTCTTCTGTCTGCACGTTGCTCCATATGGTCGTATAGATGCCAAGACCAAGAAAAGCTACACCGATCAGCAACCGGCGGAAGTTGCTACGCATGGGCAATCTCCGCAGGAATCTCATCCTCTAGAATCTTTCCGTCCGTTGTCATTTTTAAGACCATAGTTTCGCCGGTACAATCTGTAACCTTTACAGCATTGTTTGCAAATAATTCTACATACAACTTCTTTACAGACAATCCCCAGTCCTCTAAATGCCGTAAGCACTTATACTGTGCTATCGTCTTGATTTCTACATTACATTTCATATGTCATTTCCTTTCACGAAATCTTTTCCATCTTCTTTTATCTAGCCTAAATCTTATTTCATAATACAGCGCATAGATGATGAGAACCATTATGCCGATAATCGTAGGTATCCACATAGGCGCCAATATCCATAGCCATGACCATGTGATAACGTTCCCGAGTTTCAACCCTATAAATAAGATCGTTAAGGCTCCAAAAAAAACCGATTCCTCCTACACTTGAATTCCTATCTTTCATTGTTTCTCTTCTCCTTATGCAACGCCATATTTGATTGCTAGCTCTTTTACTATGGCTGTGTATATTTCCACAAGTTTCTTGTCTTCTGCAATGATATCAAGATAATTCAATTTATCTCGCTTGGACTTGCAAATACCTTCATCCGCCATACGCCGACGTTTGTTCGTCAATCGCTGTTTCAGACTGCATGCGGCTCTGGATTCCAGCAACTTGTACGCTTCGCCATGTACTTCCCTGAAAGCTTCATGGTCTCCACAGATGTTTCCGATTTTTCGCATGATCTTTTCTGTATCATCTCTCCATGCCCTGGTATCAACAGCAACAACATCGCGGATACCCCGTATTTGTGTTTCTACAGAATCAAGCTGCTTCTGCTGCTTTTTCTGATTCAATTCGATTTGTATCATCAAGCGCAAGTCTGGTGACAGGTCTTGCATACCTATTGCAGTTTCTTTCGCTTTGTTTTCAATAGAAACGAAATAACTTCTTGCTTCCTCACCTTTTTCATTCTTTGCAGTCATAGATAACTTCTTCGCGAAGTCAGCCGTCAATTTTGCGTCTTTGGAAGTCTGCCCTCCGCATTCGCCATTGATGGCGAATGGGAAATAATCTTCATTTTCAGCCGCAAATGCATTATCAATAATGTTTTGCTTATACCACCTTGAATAATGACTTTTGTCCATCGCTAAAAACTCATACAGCTTTCTGGCTGTCGTCATTCCATCTTTGTCCACACCCAGCGCAATCTCAATCGGTGTCTGATTCGTCGTATTCATTAACTCATTCATTTCATACTCCTCCTACACTTCTCTTGTTGTTTCCATATAACCCTCTTAAGAAGTAGACTACATATCTCATCTGTTCATCGTCTTCTATATCGTCAATCAAACTATAGAGCATGTCCTTTACGCTAAACTCACTTTTCTCTGATTGTGCTTGTTTGATTCGCATCGCAAGATTGAATATTCTATCCAATCCGTCTTTTTCATGAATGCTATAAATGCATTCATGAATATTTCTCCGATACTGTGCGATGCTCATTGCTGAAATCTGCTTCTTAACACTTTCCAATGCAAAATATTTATTTAATGATGATTTACTTCTACACCATTTTGTGTGCGCATAGGTATAGATTTGTTTCAGTTCTGTCTCATCCTCAATATCAGCTATACAGCGTTCAATTTTATCGCGATAGAATTCTTTTTCCATCTTCTCACTCTCCTTTCTCGCTGCATCGTGGTGTTGGTAGCTCACAAGGAAGGGCTGCCATTTGTTTATTCCGAATGTTATGGATAACTCCCTCCACTGCATCCGCCACCACAGCTCTGATTCTAGCTTCTGATAAAGGACTTTGTTTGATAAACGGCGGCTTCCCTTGTCTTACCAGTTGCAGTATTTCTTCTATACTCAAATTGACATCTAGTCCTAATCGCTGGCATAGCGGGAACTTCCACACCTCATATGTATAGCATTCTCTGTGCTTTCCTGTTTTCTTCGCGCAGCCAATGTCTGAATAAAAGCCTTCACGGAGATTTCCGTACAGTGTCTGTACACTGATTCCAAGAAGCTCCGCAGCTTCTTCCGGCTTTACCGTGCATGGACTTGTTTTCTTCATTTTTGTGTTTCTCCTTTCTCATTGCATCGTGGTGTGCCGAATGCACACGCCAGCGTTCCGGCAGCAGCTTCCTGTCCATTATTCTCTGATTCAAGATGATTTAGTGTAAGCGTGTCAGTCACTCCCTTGAAATAAGCTCTCCGCACCGCATCCATGTTTGTGTATTCTGTCGCAAGTTCCAGAATCATTTCCTCTCTCATATCTTTTTCCAC